GGTGATGCACCGACTATAATATTCTTTGCGTTATTTGGCGCTGAAATTGCCATATTTTTTACCTCCTGTTATTTCAAAATCATAAATAAATCTATCAAAGCTGGCTAGGCTGTCTTTCCTCTTAGTCCAATAATAGGGCTTTTTGAGTAAAAAGGCAAACTAAATGAACCTTCCATTTGACCCAGCTGCTCTTGAATATTTAATTTCTAAAACAATATCTGCTGATAGAAAGCCTTCCATTTCTTGAGATGGCTCTGTTGGGGATATATCGGCTATAAAGATGCTGTAGAATTTGAATTTATTTGATAGGTCTACCCAATTGTTTACATCTTTGGCCGACTCATCTACTCTTCTAAATTCATCTGTCATAAAGTTTCTAATCTCATTTATCTCAGAAACATCTGTTGAATAGATCGTAAATAGGATTTGCTCACAGCATATAGCCCATAGGTCTTCATAGGACATTCCTATCTTATCGTAGACTATGTGCTTCTTTCCGCTCAAGAATTGATTTAATTCCGCCACCTGTTGGACGGGAATAATAGGAACTGTAATATCTCCTATATTCTCACTATAGTAATCATCCTCATTAAATATATCTGTATCCTTTAACCGCTTCCAAATATACTTACGTAATTCCAGCATTGCGTCTAATTTATAATTAACCATTATGCACCTCCAAATGCTGAAGTTAAAGCAAAGTTTGCCTGTGATCTGACAGTATTAGCAGAGAATGAATATTTAACTCTTTTAATGTCGATGGGAATACTTAGTGCTTTACTAATTGAACTATTAAACATCTTTTGAAATCCCGATTTCTTAATTGATAGGTTAACTAAATTGCCTGTAAAGAATTGTTTGTATGCTATCTTGAAGGTGTCTTTTACTCTGGTACCTCCAGGCTTTGTAACGGTCACTGCAGCCCCTTTGGGCATAAATACGGTAGAACCATCAACCTCAAAAACAAGTCGCTCTGCGGACCTTGGGCGGATTATTACGGGTATACCAGATTCCATGACTGCCGCTTTATTTGCAAATACATGTCTGTGTTTTCCCTTGCCTGTTGGAACTAATGATTTAGATAATTTAAAATTATATCCTAGTCTAAATGACAATCCATCTTGTGATAACTTGTTTATTTCAAATAGTCTTGCTTCTGAGTTTCCAGTCTTTTTCCATTCATAGACATGGTGAAATGCTATTGGTGCAGTTCTTGCCTTGGCATCTATATATGCACCAAAGTCTTCGTTAATCTGTCTAAATATCATTGTATTAAATTTACTTTGAAAGTTTTTATTAGAAGTAAGCTTTGCCATAACATGAGCCTGATAATATACAGTAGCAGAAATTTGGGCAACCGTTGAGTCTTTTAGTATAGATGTATTTAATCCAGTCATTAATGATTCTAATCCACTGGCTACAGATACTAATGCTGTACTAGACTCCAATTACCTGATTCTCCGATCTTTTAGCTGTAGTGCTATATGCAAGAATTGTTCCGAATGGATCAAGTATTGGAGTTACGCCAATTACCTCAAATACGGTTGGAGACTCTGTTGGGTGATTTAATTCTTTCCAAATATAGTTATTGTTTTTATCTCTAATCGCTGTAATCTTATGTCTAATGTTTAACTTCTCTACAGTTCTAATCTGTATCATTTGTTCATTAGTATACTTATTAGTCATAACTTGTCTGTCTCCGCCTCTTGAAGTTGCAGAGTTGCTAATTATTCCTTTAGCGCTACAGTTTAATGTAGTTCTATATTGAAACTCTTTTATCATAGCGCCAGTATCTGGGTCCTGTGTATCTGCTTGTATATAAACGTCCAGCAGCATTGGTAATACTGATGTTATAAGATCCATTTTAGAATGTTGCCATTCCGTTAATTCTATATGAGTTAAGAAGCTGGTCTGCATATAGATTGCCAGTTCCAGTGTGTGCTTCTGGCATGTAGTCAAATTTCCAGTCAAAAGTACTTATACTCTTAACATACTTATTTTTCCATGCAGTATCTTTATCAAAGTATTGCTGCATTAAAATACGGCATGCTTCTTCAACATTGTCTGGCACGGATGGCCAACCAAATCTTCCAGAAATTCTATATCTAAAATCTTTTTTAAATGCCCCAGAAAAACCTCTGTCATTAATAGAAGGAGGAATTAATCCGTTAGAAGTATATGTAATATTATCTAATAAGTCTTGTCTATCTACCCTAATACCAAAATTAGATTCAGATATAATTGGGTCATAAATCCAATCATTAACATTAGCAATATTGTCTACTATAAGAACATCGTTTTCGTATAGTTTATGTATCTCATATATTCTATATGGAAGAGGCAATGTGTCTGAGCCATGACCATATGCAACTTCTTGATCATCATAAAGATAAAATGACTGATTGCAATATTCTTCAATAAGTTTTCTAGCGTATTTCTCCGCCATCTGTAACTCATTGTATGTCTTATAATTTGGATCACTAACATCTGAGCCGATATTTAAATCTTCAATAACTTCAGATAGATTTGCATATGGAGTAACAACCTCTGTATATGTAGTATGAGATCCAGCGGTTGCAGAAACTGTATATGACCAAACAATCTTAAACTTTCTATTTCTGCGGCAAAATGAGACTGGCAGAACAATTTGATATGTTCCAGCATCTGAGTCTAACTTTGTTGCAGTTATTGTTGTTTGAACTGTCGTTGGAAGAACAGTGGGACTAATCTTGACGTCTGAGGTAATATCATATACAGTCGCTACTACGCTTCCATCTGCATCGATAATTTCTCCGTCATAAAAGATTTTTGTCTTAATTGGTGAAGTTTGATCAATATATATCTCTGACATTATTTACGTTTTAAATTAGCTATAGAAGTCTTGTGCTTCCTTTGGTGTAGCTGGTCTAAAACCCTCCTCTTTATCAAAGATCGCTTGTGCTACGTCTGAAGACATTGCTACAAATGGGTGCGCTTTGGTGAATGTTTTTCCCATAATATCATAACGGAAGTTTTCTCTAGTCATTCTAACAAGAACCATATCGTCTGTGATTTTCTGGTTCTTATCAAATCTAGGAAGGACTTCAATTTCTTCCGCCTCTTCCTCAATATTTTTAATTGTTTGTTCGTACACTGCCCATGTTACGCCTTCTTCTGCTAGGGCTGCAATAATATCGTTCTTGTTCTTTAAGCTGGTTGTTTCAACTGCAAAGTCCTCTGCAATTTTTTTTAGTTCTGCTACCTTTAGGGTGTCGAATGACATCTTATATTCTCCTTTTTCTAGGTCAATTAATTATAGCATTAGTAAATTAAAATGAGAAGCCCCCAAAATTAATTGGGGGCCTCTCTTGCGGATTTAATCCTAAATTATGAAGCTACTTTTACGTTCTTCACTACGACCCAAGCATCTGCTTGTTCGATCTGGACGCCAACACGAGTATACATTGTGTACTCAATTGAGTCCTTACGTGGCCAGAAGAAACGGTAAACAGTTACATCACGCTTAATTCCAACAACTACGTTGTTAGGGAATGTTAAGTGGATATCTCCGTGGTTTCCTGTCTCTCCTGAATAGTCGCCGTCCTGTGCTTCGTTTAGAAGTGGAACTTCAACAATTGGAATACCAAATGCATAAGGTGCTACGTAACCTGCTGGTCCTGAGACTGGCTGTACATCACCACGGATGATGCTTGAAGCAATATCCTGTGGAATTGTCTGGTTAGTACCAATGCTGTTTGCATATAGGAAGTCCTGGATCAAGTTTGATCCAACTAGGAAGCGAAGGTCTGCACGACGCTGCTTGTACTTACGTGGAAGATCCTTTAGTGCAGAGTTAAATGCTGCACGAGAAATTGCTGCTCCACCGTGATCTACAACGTGACCGTATGACTTAGCCTTCTTTACAACACCATCAAATGCCTTGTATAGGTTATCTGATGATAGTGATGTGTTACCGTTTAGGATAACATCTTCAATGTCGTTTCCTGCCTGTGTTGCCATCATTCTGGCAATATGATCTTCTAGATCTGGACCTTCAATGTTGTCTTCTAGAGACTCTGTTGAAAGTTCCCAATCCAAGCGAAGCTTCTTTGTTGTCAAAGAAATCTTTGAGAATGAGACCGCTGAGTTGCCACCAGTTTGATCAGCTTCGGTTGCTAGAACCATAAGCTTCTCTCCTACTGACATACGATCAATCTCTGTTGTATCTGCTCTCATTCTTACTGTACGGGCGACTTTACCAATTACGGTTGCATCGAACATATAGTCAAGGAAGCGAGCTGATTGCTCTGGGTTAAGGAGTCCACCTTCACCCTCAGAGCCAATGTGTACTCCAGTAGTAGCTACTGCAGCACCTGTCATATTACCTGTAACTGCTGTGTTAGCAGCTACTGACTTTTCTAATAATTCATTGCTCATATATTTTCACCTACCTTTGTTTATCTAATTAATTCGTTTACGGAACCGAGGAAAGAACCGTTCCATTTTGATTTCTTTATTGTACTTACTTCCTGAGACCCGCCAAGGTCTGAGGACTTCTTAATTGCAGTCTCACCTTCTACTGCATCGACACGCTTTTGTACGCCATCAATCGTGTTTCTGATATCTTCAACAGCCTTTGAAAGGACTGCGTGTTGTTCTGCTAGCTCTGTGATTCGGCCATCAATGCTCTTGCTGAAAGTTTCAACTGTTTCTGTAACAGTCTTAACCTGCGCTGCATTTGCATCTGTAGCCTTGCTTAGAGTTTCTGAGAAAAAGCCTTTAAGATCGCCCAACATCTTTGCAAAATCAGGTTCATCAACCTCAACTTCTGATACGTCGGCTGCTTTTTCCAGAGTTTCAGCAGAAGCGTCTGCTACTGCATCTTCTGCAGGAGCTTCTTCAGCAGCTGGTGTTTCTTCAACAACAGGTGCTTCTTCAACAACAGTCTCTTCAACTGTAGTGTTTTCTGTATTTTCTGACACTTCATTACCTCCTTCTGCGTTTGCCTGTTTTGCAATTGTTTGTGTTTCAGGCAACGTGGATCTTGACTTGTATAAATCAAGAATTCTATCTATCTCTTTTGACTTGTTTACATCTGATGATTCTACCCAACCGATTAAAGTTGCTGGCTTACCAGAAATTGGTGAATCTAATGTCTTGTCTGTTGATACAAAAACAGAGTTACTTTCTTCGCAATAGAAAATATTTTCTGTAACTACATCTGCCGCCATACCTTTAAATATCATCTGTCCGTTCATCTTCTCAATTGATAAGATGTTGCACAGTTCATTTGCTGGTGAATCTACAATTGAAAGTTCAACTAGTTCATAGTCTTTAATGAAACGAACTGTCTCACCATTTGACTTGTTAACTTCGTTGTCTGATTCTAAAATTTTTCCGCCGATTGAAAATCCTGCTAGGGTGCCATCTAAAACCTTTTCCCATGTGTCTTGTGCGCCTTTTGAAATATAAGATGTAACATAAACACCGTTATAGAAAGCTTTTGAAATTGGGTCATAGAAAGTTTCTGGCTTAAATGATACAACCTTGCCAACTGCAAGTGGCTGATGCATTTCTCTTAGATTTCCACGGAATCTTTCAAATGCTTTCATGCTGGCCTCTGCTGTAACTACATCGCCAGTTTGATCAATATTGTCTAGTGTTGCAAAACCTGAAACAGTTCTCTTCTCACGATTTACTTTTGTGAAGGGGACTGATAGATGGAGGTTATTTCCATTTGAAGACCAGTTAGATTTTTCAATGTTCATATGCTTAATTTTATCTATTTGTAGATAAAAAGGCAAATAGTGGTTGAGTAAAGTTATTCAACCTGTCTTCCGTCGCCCTGAGCATTTCTTCCTTCACCTGAAATGTCTGGTGAATTACCCTGTCTTTGTTGATCTCTGACACGAGTATTATTAGCCTGTGCTCTAATTTCAGCCTGCTGTTGTGGCTTTAATTCAACCATATCATCTCCGCCGTCCAAAGGAATCATGCCCTTTCTAATACGGACTTCATTTGGAGTAATTACCTGCATTCTTAAATATCTTTCATCAATCTTAGATTGAGTATCCTCATCTGTAAGAGTTAATTCATTGAATTTAAGAGAAAGAGCATCTGTCTTTTCTTCAATAATTTTATTTAATTTCTTCTCTAATGTCATTTGTGCTGGACGACAAACTTGCTCTTTAAATGTCTTATCAGCATCTCTTGCCACCGCTAAATTTACACCCTCTGGGGTTCCAATTTTATTAATTGGTACACGGTGAGCCAAAAGAATTTCATCTCTATTTGCTTTGCGATAAAGATTAAATGAAGATTCTTGTGTGCCAGCCTCAATTGGCTCCATCTTAAATTCAACCTTTGAGTCTGGGCTATCTGCTGGAAGAGGAATATATAAAGATCTGTGATTTTTTCCTCTTAAGCCTACCTGGAAAAATTCAAGCAATTTTCTTTCTGATTCTGGGGATAGCTTTGCCCCCTTTACTGTAATAATATATCTTGGGACCGCCTTATTTTCAAAGTAGTCTAGGTTATATTTACCAGCAAATTCATTTCCAGCCAATGCGTTCTGTGCTGCAATAATGTCTGGTATTCCATAATAGTTATTTGTTGGAGTATATTTCTTTAAATGAATAACTTCGTTTGGTCTGTCTTCTCCGCCTGCGATTGGGCTCTCGGTATCTACGTCTCCGAAGTTTCTAAAGTAAACAGCCTTGCCGTAAAGCAATTGAATAAAGCCGTCTCTTAATCTACGTACTCTCATTGTCTTTGCTGGGATGTGTCCAATGTATCCTATGTTGCCTGAAGTTGTTCTGCTGATTTCAAGGTAGCCGTTGCCAGTTGCTTCTAAGTCTGTGTAAACCTTAATAAGTGTTTGTGTAAAAGTATCTTCATCGTTTGTTGAATCAAGCCACAGCTGTAAGTCTTGCTTTAATTTATTAAGCTTTCTGCGGGCTCTTTCTAATTGCTTGTCGTCTGTAATAGAATCGAATGCGTCGTTAGTTTTTCTTGTCTCAGAAAAATCATAACCTAGTCCAACAATGTTTGCTACCTTCGCATTAATTGCTGCGTAGTTATAAGTTGAGATTTCATAAATTCTTGAAAGGTACTCTTG